TTAAATACGCCAAACTATATCTAGCTCCCCGTCAGTCAATACCAAAGAGTCAATGAGTTGAGCAATAGTAGTTTTTGCTTTTTTTCGATCTAAACTTTTAATGTCAGGTAAGAGTGTCTTTGCTTTTTCTTTTAATGCTTGAGGTGTATTAATTTGCTTCAGTGAGTCTAACTGATTACGTAACAATTGACGTTGTTCTTTTACGTACTTATTAGACCTCTCTAAATCTTCTTCTTCGATCAAACCTTTACCGTAAGCTTCAATTTGTCGCATCATTTGTTTATCCAATGATTCTAAAGCTCGTTTTAATTCAACTACATCTTCATTTTCATTACTAGCTACTACTTTCAATTGCAATTCTTTGTCAGAAGAGTTAGTTACACTTTCTATTTGTGTAATTACTGCATTTTCAATATCTTCACGATGTGCGGCATGGTGCTTGCAGCCGCTTCCTTTTACATAAGAGGAACATATATAACGATAATACTCATATTTTTTATCTCCTCTTGATACGCGAGCTGAACTACCTTTCATTGTACCTCCACAATAACCGCATTTTAATATCCCTGTTAGTAAATAGGTTTCATTTTCATGTTGTTTATTTATTTTCCTTGAATCTAAAATGTTTTGTAGGTTTTTAAACCGCTCAGGGGAGATAAAACCTTCATGATTATTCTCCTTAATAATCCATTCTTCTTTTGGACGAATAACCGTTTTCCCATTCACTTTTTTTCTCTTATTCATAATTCTAGTTCCACAAATAGTCTCTGTTCTCAACAATCTACGAACAGCCGTAGAATCCCATTGCTTTCCTCGTTTTGTTTTCACGTTCATGCTATTTAACCATTGTGCAATTGATCTTGTTCCATGCCCAGCCTCGGTCATCTCAACCATTTTTAATCCATACTTAGCTTCTTTTTTGTTTAATACGTATTGTTTATCAATAATATCAAAACCAAAACAAGGACCAGATAAAGCCATGTTTGTATTCCGGGCAAGTGATGTCATATTATCTTTAACACGTTCGCTAGTTCGGCCACGTTCAAATTCTGCGAATACACCTAACAAGTGTAAAACCATTCTTCCAGCTGCTGTAGATGTGTCGAAACTTTCAGTTGCAGATACGTAATTACAATCATGTGTCTCCATAAACTTTATTACCTGCAGTAGATCAAGCAAGTTACGACTTAAACGATCAAGTTTAGTTGTCATTAAAATATTTACTTTTCTACTTTCAATATCTTTTATTAACTTTTGCAATTGTGGTCGTTTTAGGCTACCTGCAGAGTAACCATCATCTATGTAAAATGTTGGTTTATCCCATCCCATTACTTTGGCATAAGCTTTAAGTCTTTCTCGTTGTTCTAGTAAGGAGTGGCCAGACTCTACTTGTTCATCTGTGCTAACTCGAAGATATGCAGCAACTTTCATTATTATCACCTCTTATAAAAAGAGGCAGGTAGCTATCCTGCCTTAGTTAAATTAATTAGCGCTAAGTAATTTAATCAAGTTCCACGATATAAACAACTACTTTACCGTGGATTATCAAATTTTCATTATCAATGTTTGTAATATAATCATAAAAACGTTGATCATGAGAGTCAGGTCTAAATATAATTCTGTCGCCATCTCTAAAATAGTGCTTTACAGAATAATCACCACCATCTGAATAAACTACGATATCTCCTTGTTTTAAATTATGGGCTTCGATAGGTTTAACAGCAATCAACGAACCATCAGGAATTTTTTTATTCATGGACTCTCCGTTCACCTTCATCATAAATATTTCTCGATCTCCTGCCCACTTACCCATAACTGAGTCAGGGACTTGGATTTCATCTGCTTCTGTAATGCCATCTACACGCAATGGTAAACCAGCAGATATAGATTGAGGATAATAATTATAATTATAGGCAGCTCTTTCTTCTCTTATAATATTGTTATCTTTGTCGAATTCTTCCCATCCCATTAAATATGCTGGGGAGACTTTCAATGCCTTTGCTAACGGTTGAATAATATCAATCGGCATGTTTTCAATTTCACTGCTTTCATATCTATATACCGTAGCTCTATTTTTACCTAGCATTTCTGCTAGTTGATCTACAGATAGTTTAAGTTCTTTTCTTCTCTTTCGTATTCTATCGCCTATTTTCAATGTTATCACCTCACTTTCAAATAGATTATAACACAGTTTGTCGCAAATATGCAACAAAAAATGAATGTTTTTAGCGACAAATTATTACAAAATGCGATTTTTGTCTTGACACTAGAAAAGTAATCCTTTATGATGTAATTAATCGCACGACACGCGACAAAGTGGAGGGGGTGTGAATAGCGTGAATGTAAACAAGTTAAAAGGGAAAATTGTAGAAAATGAAATGAACATTAGAGAATTGGCCGAAAAGATTGGTATAGATAGAAGTACTCTTTACAGAAAACTGAACAACAAAGGTGACACTTTATCAATTAAAGAGGCTAATCGAATCGTTTACGTATTGAATTTAACAAAAGAGGAAGCAACTTCAATTTTTTTTAATATTGATGTCGCGCCATGTGCGAAAAAAGAAAATAAGGAAGGAGTTGAATGTTCATGAAAAACATGGTTAGTCCCACATTTGTGCTTGCATAGCATGTATCGAGGGAGGTGCAAAGATTGAGAAAAAAAATTAATTACACTGTTAGGCATTTTAGAATTATTAACGGTGTAAAACAAGAATTCAATCCTTGCGAACATAAGGAGCTGGCTGATCGATGTAAATTAGCTTATGCATTTATGACAACTGGTAAAGAACATGTGCTTGTTGAAAAAAAGTAATCCCTAAGTAGGGATTGCTCCGTAGGACAAGCTTTCAAAAAGAAAAGGAGGTAAACCCACATGATGCAAGAGAAACTGCAATCGTTTCACCAACGCTTTGACAACATCATGCAAGCACCTAAGCGGATCCGTAACAAACGGTTAGTTACTTTGATGGAGGATATGGAAAGGACGTATAACATTCCATTGCTTTATACGGCAGCGTATACGTTCAACAACCCAGAAGTAATGAAGCTTTATAGGCAAGTTAGTTATGCAAGAGACTTTGAGGGAGGGAGATAAATGCCTAGTAAGTTGTCAATGTTTCTAGAAAAGGATCAAGAGAAGGCAGACAAGCAGTTAGCTGTTTATGATTACAACTTTATGCATGCTGCCCGTTGTGTTGCGCAAGGTGAATTTGAAAAAGCAGCTATACATCACCGCAATGTAGCCCATGCGCTAGAAGAGTTACAGCGTATGAAGAACAGCAAGAGTTCGACTGATGAAGCTAGGACGATCTTGAGACAAATAGAAAAGCAGGAAGCAACCAGGAGGAATTGGTTTTGAATAAGCTACTGGAACCAGATGTGTTTTATCCTGTTGCATTTGGTCTTGTCGTAGTTGGTAATTGGTTGATTTTAATTAATTTATGAAGGGGAGTGAAGCAATGTTCCAAGTTAAAATAACCGATTTAGGAAGAAAGAAAGTGACTGTTACTGAAGATATGGAGGTAGTGAATTTCAATAACCTTTTAAGCATGGTACTTCCGCATCTAGTTTCATCAGATATACATTTCGTGGTCAATTATGGTAGCGGCTATGTTTATGCAGGATTTCGCTCTGTTGGAAAAATAGAAGTAACTCCAATTTAAAAGGTAGGTGATGAACGATTGTACACAGCAAAAGATTTCACTATCAATCTATTAGGTGCTTTGTTGGTAGCGCTGGGTATTATATTAGTTTTGTTTTAAAAAGAAAAAAGCCTGATGTTGGCGCATCAGACTAATAACAATATACTAATTAGCTTCATTATATCGTAACAACATGTAATGAAGCAACAGGGAGGAATAGATCGTGGATTTTAATGTGCGAACACAAATCCAACAGTCGGAAATTAACGGCTTGTATAACGAAATGGAAGAACTAAAAAAGAAGCGCAAGCAATTAAAAGAAAGCATTGATGATAAAGAAGAAAAAATCATTAGCCATATTTTGAAGCATGGAAACGTGATTGCTTATAAGAATGATAATCCGCATGTCTTAACTGTAAAGAACGGTCATAGCACCAAGTTTGATAAGTCTGCTCTTGCTAATGATCTTGGAGTTAGTCAAAAAGAATTAGATTATGTGGGCGTTGCGGAGTTTGTAGAGAGTAAACAAATTACGTCACAAAAGTTGAATGAATATTACTATCAAGAACCAACGCAAAAGTTAAATGCACGTAAGGCTAAAAAGGCAGATATGGTCTTGATTCTAGGTGGTCGGGTATGAGTCAGGGACCTGAAAAACGTGTAGAAAATCAAATTAAAGGATACCTGGACAAGCTAGGTGCTTATCACCGCAAAACACACGGCAGTCTTTTTAGTAAAGCAGGAACGCCGGATATATTGGCTTGTGTAAAGGGTAGATTCGTGGCCATTGAAGTAAAACGTGAAGAGGGTGGGAAGGTGTCACCACTACAAGAAGCAAATATCCAAATGATACAAAAGGCAGGTGGAATTGCATTTGTCACAAGCTCTCTTGAACAAACGAAGCACTATTTTAAAAAATTCGATCTTGTATGAGTTTCAAAAAAACTTATTAAACAGCATAGATAAAAATTACATCGTTGCAGCAGACACAGGAACAGGTAAAACCATTATGGCCATCTATCATTATTTGCGACACACCAAAGGGGAGCCATTATTGATTGTGGCTCCACCACAAAAGATTAAAGAAGGCGGTTGGGATAGAGATATTAGTTTTGTTTCTGAGCAGCACAATATCGCTATTGAGTACGAAACACTTAGCTATGGTGTGTTAGCAAAGCGTTGGAAAGATTATAACGGCTACTTTGTAGTGTACGACGAATGTCATTACATCAAGAACCCGACTAGCCAAAGAGGGAAAGCTGGTATTAATTTAACCAAGATCGCGAAGCATTATCTTCTATTAAGTGCAACGCCAAGTAGTAACGGTTGGGGAGATACGATCGCTTATATGATAATGTTCGGCTATTACAAAAATAAGACTCAATTTCTTAAGGAGCATGCTATCTACGATGATATGTATGTCGGTAGACCTAAACCAGTAAAAGTTGTATCTGACTGGAAAGACCAGGAGAAGTTAAAAGAAATCTATCAATCTTTTAGTATAAAGTTGGCCAAAGAAGATTGTCTCGATTTACCAGGGATTGTGTTTCATGATATTAGCTTTAAAGCTACTAAAGAATACAACATCATCAGTAAAGATCGAGTCTTAAATGATGAATTATATGACAGTGTACCGAAGTTGCAGCATGGACTCCGTTTCCACGCAAACCAAGTAGACAAATTGAAATACTCGGAAATGCTTGCAGAAGGTACAAGTGAAAACATTATTATCTTTTACTACTACCAGGAAGAAAAAGAACAGCTACAAAAGATAATGAAGAAGCTAGGGAAAACCATCTTTGAAGTGAGTGGGCAAAAGACAGCTCTACCGAAGAAAAATGATTGGAACGGATTATCTAATAGCGTAACGCTTGTACAGTATATGGCTGGTTCGGCGGGAATCGAGTTGCAATATGCCAACGTGGTTGTCTTTTATACACCAACCTATAGTTTTCAAGACTACGAACAAGCTTTAGGACGAGCATATCGGAACGGCCAAAAGAAAAAAGTAACTGTCTACAGATACATTACTAAAGGTACAGTTGAAGTCAGCATTTACAATGCGTTAAACGATAAAAAAGATTTTACTGAAGAATTATTTAAGAAGGAGATGGGGATATGACTAATTTATTACCTGCAAAAGAGGAACCGAACGTAACCAATAAAAGAAATCTTTATGTTGGTGGATCTGATATACCAACCATTATCGGGCTAAACAAATATAAAAGTCAATATGAACTCGCTCAAGAAAAAGTCGGTATTAAGAAAAATGAATTTAAAGGTAATGAGTTTACGCAGTATGGAAACATCATGGAACCAATGATAAGGGATTACATCAATGCGTTAAATGAAGTGATGTTTGTACCGGATACACGCATTGGTGATGGGATACGCTCCAACACAGATGGTTATGAGACGGAGCATCAATTGATACTAGAGATTAAAACGCACGGAAAAAATCTCAATACAAAGCCTTACATTGCTCAAATGCAATTGTATATGTATCAGTTTGATTGTGATTATGGTTGGTTAGCATTGTACGAACGACCATCGGATTTTGACACGGAGTTTGATGCAAATAGATTACAAGTTCAAGAGATTGAACGTGATGATGCTTATATCGAAAAGATATTAGATGCCATAGAAACCTTTTGGATCCGTTGCGAATTTTTAAAAGAGAGCCCAAAAGCTACAGAAGAAGATTTTATCAACTTTGGTCAAAACGAAGTGATGATCTTTGCTCGTGAAGTCTCTAAATTGGAAATGCAATTGGCTGAGTTTAAAGAACTCGAAAAGCAATATAAAGACGCTAAACAAAAGTTACATGATGCCATGGAAGCTTATGACATCAAAAAATACGAAACAGATTATGTAGTGATTACTCGTATTCTGCCAGGAGAGCGTAAGTCGTTTGATAGCAGTAGATTTAAAAAAGACTATCCTGATCTTGCTGAAGAATATCAGAAAGTAAGTAAGACAAAAGGGTCGATAAGGATAAATGTGAAGGAGGAAGTGTAAATGGGTGAAATGGCAGATTATTATTTATCAGAAATGTACGCTGATTTTGCAGATCAAGTAACACGACCAAAAAATAAAGAAAATCAATATAAAACAGAAAACGTCCTTAACCGAACAAACTGGGTAGATGGACAAGGTACCGTTCACGAATTAAAGGATATGGACAGGAGTCACTTGCAAAATGTTCTGTTCTTTATCTATAAAAGTCGAGATCGTTATTGGTTAAATTGCAAAGATGTTTCTTTAATTGAGAAGTTTAAAGATGGCGATGAGTTTTTTCAACTTGTCATTCGAAACAGCACCATTTGGAAAGCTATCATTGCAAAACTTCAAAGACCAGTGGAAGTTTTCAACTTTGAATTTAATGTACCAGGGGAGAAGAACAACCATGATCGCAATAATCGGTAAAGAAACTAAAAAAGTTTACATCAAAGGTGACCAGGCATACTGCTTTCGCGTCTTAAATAAAAAATATCCGTATAAAAACGGAATTGTTTACCCAGAAGCTTTGTTGGTGGTGAGAATTTGAGATTAAAAATAATAAAGACCGTAAAAGTTCAATGGACGCCAGCTTATCAAAATTATTATTCGGCCGGTGATGAAGCAGAGCCGTTCTGTGATGAATATGAATTCTACTTGCTAGATAATTTTAAATACTGTCCTGGTTGTGGCGGCAATTTAAACTGGGACGAATATCAAGACAAAAGATATATCTAAAAAAATGGAGGAATAAATAACATGTCTATTTTACCAAAAAACGAAAGAAAAGCAGCTAAAGAAACACCACGTAACTTTGTAATCTATGGAGGTACTATGCACGGGAAGACGTACTTTGCTGACGAGTTTCCCAATCCTCTTAACTTAAATACCGATGGTAACGCAGAAATGATCGAGACGCCATCGCTTAACATTAATAACCAACGTAACGCCAAAGGGGATATTACTAGGTCAGCTAGTGATCTACTGTCTGACATTATCCTGGAGCTTGAAACAACAAAACATACGTATGAAACAGTGGTTATTGATGTGATTGACGACATCATCACCATGTTTGAACAAGAAATCACGGAGGAACACAATGTTAAATCTGTTGGTGACATTGCTTGGGGAAAAGGCCATCAAATGCTTGAAATGATGGTAAGAGTGCTGGTAATGAGATTAAAAGAATTATCCATGAAGAAACAGATTAATATTCTTTACCTTTCCCGTTTAAACATTATCGAGGAAAACGATGTAGAGAAACATGTTCCGTCCTTAAAGCTAAAATGGTTAAACATCGTCAATGGTAACTCGGATTACACGATTCTTTGTCGCAAGATTGGGAAAAATTATATTCGACAAGTGGAAAGTAAACGGAAGAATTACACACAAGATAAAGTGGATGATGAGCGTATAAAAGATTTATTAAGCACTGTCATTGGCGCCTTTGATAAATCGAAGAAAACAAGCACGGATGAAGCGAAAAAGATTGTCGCTGAACAAGAGAAACAGCAAGCTGCACAGCAAAAAATGAAACAAAAAGAGCGTGAGCAGGCTGAGAAACAAACCGAAGAAAATAAAGCACAGGAACCAAAACAAGAGTCTGAAAAAACGGATGCCGAAAACAAAAAGACTGCTCCAACGAGAAGACCACCACGAATTAGTCCGAAGGTGTAAGGTATGGCAACCACATTTGAAATCGTATTGGCAGTTAGTTGTATTATAAGCGCTTATGTAGGGCACTCGTTCGGCGAGTATTCTACAAACCGTAATATCAAAGAAATTGTAAAACAAACTCTTAAAGAAAAGGATGATCAATAATGGGATTTAACTTAAAAGAAGTGGCAGCAGAGATTTTAAATGACGGGTTCGACCCACGCACCGATTCTGTAGGGGATGACTTTGAAAACTTACCAGACGGTTTATATGATGCCATTTTTACGGATGTAAGCTGGAGATCAAATGACAAAGGTACAAAATGGCTTAGCTTTGAATTTGAGATTCAAAACGAAGGATATGAAAACCGTAAATATTTTGGCAACATCTTTTTCAGTAATGAAAAAATGTTACAGCTTAACTTGAAACGAGCAATGAAAACAGCTGCTGTTTTAGATGTTGATGTAACCATTGAAGACTTTGAAGATGAACAAGTGTTGGTTGAAGCCTTAAAAGCAGGATTAGGATCGCAATGTATGATTGAATTGAAAACAAATAAAAAAGGAACATTCCAGAATTGGGAAGCTCTTGAAGATGTGCCGTTTTAATAAATGAGGTGAATGGTTTGTTTACCTACTACGATCTGGAAGTATTTAAACATGATTGGCTAGCCGTGTTTATTGATGATGAAGGCACGATAACCAAAATGCACAATGATAGGAGCGCTCTTGAGCGCTTTCTATCTAGTGTGAATTATCTAGTCGGCTATAACAATTACAACTATGATGACAAAATTATTGCTAGCATTTTAAAAGGTGTGGATCCATACGAAACATCGAAAAAGATTATTAGTGGTAAACGATTTAATTTGAAGTTACAAAAGCCACTGTCTTTAGATGTTATGCAAGAGTTAAAAGGATTGAGTCTTAAAGAAGTACAAGCTAATTTGGGTAAATCTATTATAGAAACGCCAGTAGATTTTCATATTAATCGCCCATTGGGCAAACAAGAAATCGAAGATACTTTTAAATATTGCACAAATGATGTATTGACCACAAAGGAAATCTTTGAAGAACGAGAATCTTATTTTGCATCTAAATTAGAAATGATAAGAGAATTTAAGCTATCAGCTACAAGTATGAAAAAAACAATAGCTAACCTTGCAGCAGAAGTTTTAAAAGCAAAGCCGTCACACGATAATGACCGATTACATATTACGTATGATTATCGGTTGCCAAAACACGAATTACCTACAGCTGTGGTGCATTTTTACAACGAGATTGAAAAGCGATTTAAAAAAGGCGAAAGTCACGAGTTATTAGAACGAGAAAAGCTCACATATCAATTAGCTGGCATTGATCACATTTATGGGTTCGGAGGTTTGCATGCGGCAAAGGAGCAATATCAAGGAGAAGGGAATTACATGCAAATTGACATTGCAAGTTATTACCCTTCTTTAATTCTTAATAACGGATTTGCTGACAATATTAACATGGATACGTACAAGCAAATCTATCACCAAAGACAGCAATTAAAGCTGTCCAAGGACTCGAAAGAAGAAGTCTACAAGCGAATACTCACAAGTGTGTACGGCTCTATGAAAAGTAAGTACAACAAACTATATAATCCAAGGCAAGCAAACAATATAGTAGTTAATGGCCAATTGATCATGACGCACCTCATTTGTTTATTGGAGAGATTTGCGGAGCTTATACAGACCAATACAGATGGGATTATTGTTAAATATGAAAAGGGTTTTGAAAAAAATATGATCAAGCTGTTAGAACTATTTGAGAAACATTATGATCTTAAGTTTGAAATAGATTTTATCACAAAAATAGCACAACGTGATGTAAATAATTACGTAATCCAATACAGGGATGGATCCATTAAAGCAAAAGGACGATTTGCGAATTACGAAGGTGGTAATTTTGCAAGAAACAGCTATGCAGTTATTGATAAAGCACTAGTGGACTATTATATACATGGCAAACGAATCAATGAGACAGTCATAAACCTTTGGAAAAAACGTCAATTTAATTACTTTCAGTTGGTGGCCAAAGCAGGAAAGTTTGATGGCATGGCTCAGGAGATTAAAGAGGACACGCTTCTTGAAGGAACTTATAGTAGTTACTTTGATAATTTGCAGCAAGTAAATCGAATTTTTGCCACAAAGGACAGGTACTTAGGATCTGTTTATAAAACGAAAAAGGATAAAGAAACCAAATATAACAAAGTCTCTTATACGAGTGAGAATTGCTTTGTATGGAATGATGAACTGAAAAAGTTAGATAAAAGAAAGATTAATTTAAACTGGTACATTAAACAGATTGAAGGGTGGTTGTTTTGATATCAGTTAAGGAGGTTTTGGGGATGACTGATAAAGAACAATCGAATGATATTGATATAACGGTTTTAGCTAACCATGGTGATGATTTATATGTAGTAAGAACCACTAAAGAAAAATATGAAACAATTCAATTTTTAGTTAAGCAATCAATATTAGATTTGGTAAAAACAAACAAAAAAAACAATCGGATTTAATTAAATTTTTAGGGGTGTTTAGAAAGGAGATCAAAAATGATAAACAAATCAATTAACCAATTATGCGAAGAAGCTTTTCATATAGCCAAGTCCAAAGGATGGCATGATGAACCGAGAGAAACTGGTACGTTGCTTGCTCTTATCCATAGTGAGGTATCAGAAGCATTAGAAGCTGATCGAAAAGGAAACCAGGAAAACTTTGAGGAAGAACTGGCAGATGTTTGCATACGTGTTTTTGATCTTTGTGGCAGCAAGAATATTGATCTTGAAGATGCGATTCACACGAAAATGGAGAGAAATAAAGGCAGAACATACAAACATGGTAATAAAGCTTACTAATCACTAACAGCTATCATCAGAGAAGGGAGGTCTCCATCTTTGCTTAAATACATTGAGTTAAACGACAACAAGGAGCCAGTGCATAAATTATCCACGTTTAGTACTGATCATAAAAATTATAAAAATGCTGCTGTTCTTTTGGATAATAAAACAGTTGTGGTAGACTTTGACGAACCTAGTTCAGTAGAAATTGGCAACCTCATATACAACCAAAATCCAACATTAAAAGTACACACCAAGAGAGGCTTCCATCTTTACTATCGCAAACCAAAAGGTGTGTATATAAAAAATTGGGTAGGCAAGCTTACCAATGCTGGTATCTTAGTAGATTATAAGCATACTAGTAAGCAGCCAATAATTATTAAACAAAACAATAAGTTAAGAAAAATGGATAACGGTAATCTCTTGGGTGAGTGGTCAAGCTTGCCCGAGCTTCCCTTTCTTTTGTGGCCAAATAAACTTACAGAAGTATTATATGGTTTAACAGATGGCCAAGGTCGTAACAGTAATTTGTACAGTCATCTATTAACTGCAAAAGAAATGTATAAGCGTGATGTAAAAGAAATAGCTACATTTATTAACAAGTATGTCTTTGCAGATGCATTAAAAGAACGAGAATTAGAAAACATTTTAGGTAGTGTTAATTCGAAGAAGATTGATGAAAGTAGTAATCAGTTTTTAAACAAGAAAGACATGATAATGACCAGTGAGGTATTGGTTGAAAAGTTAGATATACATTATTTCAGAAGTAAGATTTTCTTTAAACAAGATGGCCATTATATATCTGATGAGAATTTACTCTTACGTGCCATCGATCGATTGATTAAGTTAAAACCTTCACAGCATAAAGAATTAAAGGAGCTGTTTAAAATAAAAGCAACATTACAAGATGATGACGATCTACCAGTACAGTTTAATAACGGTTATTGCCTGTACGATAACGAAATCGTAGAAGTAGACCCTGGATTCACTCCCTTCTTTTTAGACGTAGCTTATAAAGAAAATGTCTATGACGAACACGTAGATAAGTTCCTAAAATGGTTTACATGTAACAGGATGGACTTACGTCAATTTATTGAAGAAGTGTTTGGTCATATTATCATGACAAAAGGTTTCCCTCACCGTGCTTTCTTCTTTTGGGGTGAGAGCGGTGATAACGGGAAAAGCACGTTAATCAAGATGATACAGTCGTTTGCAGAAGGATTACACACGAACGTACCGTTAGATAAATTTGATGATGATACGACGGTTTTTAGTTTAATTGGTAGGTTGCTCAATGTGGCAGATGATATCAATGCTAGCTACTTGGATAAGTCTAGTAACTTTAAAACAATCGTGTCTGGAGATCCAGTTATGATACGTCCGATTTATTCGCCTGCCACAACGTTAAACAATAAAGGCACGCTCATATTTACGTGTAACGAGATACCTGTCTTTAAAGATAAGTCTGGTGGGATAAAAAAGCGTATGCGTGTTATACCATGTGATGCTGTGGTTGAGGAAAGAGATATGGAGATTGATAATAAGCTGTCGACGGATAATGCGAAATCTTATATTTTACGGTTAGCGATTGAAGGGATGCAGCGCATCATAAAACAAGGAGATTTATCTGATTGTAAAGCTATTACTGATATTACAAAAGAGTATTTTGTTCAGTCGGATAGTGTGCTGGGCTTTTTGGAGAATTACAGCGTTGATGGGAAAGATACAAAGAATGCTTATATGCAATATACATTGTATTGTGATGAGTCAGGTCTAAAAGCTGTTGGCTCTACAGAGTTTGGTAGAAGGTTGAAAAAAGAGGGGTATGACAAGAAGAGGGTTACTAAAGGAAACAAAAGACCATGGATATATAAGAAACTAATTAAAAATGTCTCAGATAATGCCTTAAATTCATAAAATATCTAGGACAGCTGATAAAGGTTGGTATATCAATGTTTTGACAAAATAAATTAGAAATCAACTGTCCTAGATCAAAATTACATCTTGGACACCCTCAAACCCTTATTATATATATATTTATAGATATATTATTTCTTTTTGTCCTAGATAAAATACTAATGTTAATTATAAAAATAAAGATTAAGTACTTAAAGAGGAGTTTAAGAAATATAAAAGAATTTCAAGCAAATTTGGGACATATGCTTCAATCCCTTATCTCTCTAGGTTTAAATCCTATTTTCTATCTAGGACACTAATCTAGGACACCACAACTAAAGGACTGATGAAATGACATATGAAGAAGAACGCAAAAAGTTAATTGAACAAGCTCATGAGTTTGTCTCTTTTCCTCCGCCGGATTATTCAAAGATGACAAATGAGCAAATTAGACGCAGGACGGAGATTGTTAAAAAGTCATTCGAAGTAGCTTTTGATGACGATTCGGATGAAGATGATTCACATTAAGGCAGGTGGGCATATTGTACGAATGGCTGAAAGATTATCAACAATTAAAACAGGATATCGATTACCTAGAATATAGGCTAGATCGTGAAGAGACCGAGCTTAAAAGATGGGTTGAGGGTGATCTAGCTGGTGTTAAACTCACTGACGAATCTGTAGCTGCTAAATTAGAAGAGCGTATTCAACTGTTGAAAAAAGATATTGATCTTAAAAAAAGACAGTTACAAAAGCTGGTTAATTTAGTAAATACATTTAAAGGTCTTGATAATAGAATATTAAAGTTGAAGTATATAGACGGTATGACTTTAGAAGATATTGCTGAAAGGTTGAATTATAGTGCAAGCCATATAAGAAAGAAACATGCTGAATTAGTTAAAACAATTAAGTTTGTAGAAATGTATCATTCTTGTTCACTCATAAAGTGAATTGAAACCATTGTAAATCTGTTTTATAGTAGTAGCATAGAAAATTGACGAAAAGGGCAGCTGTTCTTAGTTGTCCTTTTTTTACGTATGTACTCAGGTATATAGCTTGGGTGCTTTTTCTTTACAAAATATTTAGGAGGCTGAAAATATGGGAATCCAAATTATTAATCCACTTGATTATGGTGCTGTTGGGGACGGAATTAATGATGACACGCAAGCTTTTATAAGAATTGAGGAAGAAAATCATAATATGCTTGTAAACTTATTGGGGAAAACTTATTTTGTTACTAAGAAATTTTCTAGAAACATTTATCTTAATGGTGATTTCAAAATTAACAATATGTTATACGACGCTCCGTTTCAGATTACACGAGCTGGAAACACAAATGTATTTTCTGGAAAGCAAGCAGGTGAGTCTAATGACTTTTATTACGAAAAGTCAGGTGGTTATAGAAATGTGGGTATTGGAGAATTATCATTAAACAAGAATGGGAGTAATATTGAAAAGGCCGGATGGCGTAACGTTGCCGTTGGACATTCATCTATGAGAGATAATATTGTAGGCTATAATAACGTTGCAGTTGGTGATTCAGCACTTGAGAGAAATATTGGACGTATTATTAATTCTGAAGGTAAACCTGATAGAAATGATGAGGGAAGTCGCAACACGGCACTTGGTTCCTACGCTTTAAGATATAATGTTTCAGGAAGAGGGAACGTTGGATTAGGAAGAAATGCAGCACATGCAAATGAAACAGGAAATTATAATACAGCTGTAGGAACAAACGCTTACTCTGGAACTGTAACAGAAGGCGGTCAACAGGACCGAAAACAAGCAAGTGAGAATACTGCTGTTGGTTATAATTCGCTATTTAACACAAACGCAAACCGCAATACAGGTGTTGGATCCTGGTCTTTATACAATAATAAAACAGGTATCTATAATACAATAGTGGGATGGCGATCAGCGTTTTCCTCTAAGGCAAATAACCGTTTAATCTCTATCGGTTCTTCTACAATGAGAGATTTAGAAGGTTCAGGAAATCACGATAATGTTGCTGTAGGAACCGAAGCAATGCGTTATTTAAAGCAGGGGCATTCTAATACTGCTTTAGGTGATAAAGCTCTTTCCTATGATGTAAACGGTAATCCTTTAACAAATGTTAAAAATTCAATAGGGATTGGCAAACAATCCAGAGTATCAGGAGATAGTCAGTTACAATTAGGAAGCAGTGGAATAACAACATATGCTTATGGAGCAATTCAAAACCGCTCAGATAAAAGGGATAAAGCAGATATAAAAGATACAGCTTTAGGGTTAGAATTCATCTTGAAATTGCGTCCTAGAGATTTTAAATGGGATTATCGTGATGATTATATTGAACTTAACAATGATGGATCTGTTACTAAATTAAAAAAAGACGGCACCAAAAAGCGTAATAGGTATCATCATGGGTTGATTGCTCAGGAAGTAAAAACTGTAATGGAAGATTTAAATGTAGATTTTGGAGGGTTCCAAGATCATAAAGAGAATAACGGTAACGATGTTCTGACAATTGGCTATACGGAGTTAGTTGCACCATTGATAAAAGCAATACAAGATTTAAATATAAAAGTTGAATCACTCAATCGAGAAATTGAAGAGTTAAAAAAATAATTAGTAACCAGAGCATTAAGTATAACTTGGGTGTCTTTTCTTATTGCATAACTTTTCCAACTCTATCATAATAAGTGTATACATATTGATGGAGGGGGAAGAGGATGAAAAGAACATTACTATTGTTATTAATTGGTTTGTTAACCTTTGCTTTAGTCGCTTGTTCTGATGATAAAGGCAATGAAACTAAGGTAAAAAAAGAAGAATCAACACAGGAAGAAGACAAGGAAGATAACTCTAAATCCGAAGATGATATGTCGCAAGCAGAATGGACGGAGAAAAACCATCCTGAAAAAATGCCATCTACCGACCCTTTAGAAGTGGGAAATAAAAATAATGATAAAAACATTTTTCAAGATGGAGCAACAACAATAACTATTGTCGGTAGATATGTTGGTGACCAAACGGATGAAGATGGTTTTAATACAATAGAATACAAAGATACGAAATTAAGATTTGCTTTAGTGATAGTGGAAGGTGAAGAAGGCGATCAAGAGGTAGGAATGTTTGGGGAAAAAATAAACAACGGCGATACCTTAATGGATTATGATGATACCATCAGCATAACAACAGATCAGAAAGAAAAAGGTTATACATGGTTTCAATTAAACGGGCCTATTGATCCAGGGTTAAAAGAAAAGTTCTTTGATTCTTTCGATCTTCAATATGATATTCCAGAAACACTTACCTTTACGATGAGAAAGCCTGTGGAGAATGAAGAAGAATATCTTATGAACGAAAACGAAAGAAAAGTTATTGCTGAAATAGAATTTGAAAAGGAATGAATTTGTAAAGACATCTAGAAAATAAACGATAAATAAAGTCGTGCAAAAGACACTCACATAGATGGGTGTCTTTTTATTATTGCAGAAAGGAGAATGCAATAAATGTTTAAAGAAAAAGCTAGATGTGACCATTGTTCGAAGCTTACCAAGATAGAATTTAAAGAAAAGAAACACCCGAACGAAGTAAAAGAAACATATTTCAAATGCGAACATTGTCATCATAGATATGTTTGTTTTGTTACGGATAAAAAGGTGCAAAAAATGCAACGTAAGAAGAGAAATCTTAAAGGTCATTATAATATTCAAAAACGGTTGGATTTGCAGGAAGAAATCAACCAACGAATGGCTAAATTGAAGCATAACCTTATCCAATTCGGTCATGCTGACATTTAATATTTAACTCATTTTAAAGCACTCAAGTATATAGCTTGGGTGCTTTTTTATAAAATATAATAGAAGGGAATGTTATTTGTGTCAAAAGAATTCATTGCAAGTGATTCACAAGAATTATTTTTATTTGATTTAGAATTAGAAAATGTCACTATTAACCAAGGTTTGACTGTTAACGAAGAGTCGGGGGAGTTTTATGCCACTCAAGTTTATAACAATTTTAATAGAAGTGTGGAGAGCTTTATTGTTACGCGAACTTCGTTGGGAGGAAAAAAGTTAGACAGTATGATTTTTCGAGACGGGGGGCACGGAACATCTATAGGAGTTGAAAACGTAAAGGGAAAATCATATATATGGACAAATATGATCGATCTGAATAATGATGGCTCAATTAATACTCAATGGTTATGCAGAATACCGTATTTAGCTGGAGAAACAGTATCTATTAAAGATTCTAAAGTTGAAAGGATTATTGAGTTTCCAGATAGAAAGAGGTACCAAACGCCCTTTACAGATTCAAAAAATGGTTTAATTGCTTTAAGAATAACAGATACAAATTCTGGAACTAATAAAAGTGAAATTCAAGTTTACAAAACAGATGATTTGAAAAATGGCATATTTAATAACGTTATATACAGCTATAAATTTACAAACGATATGAACTCAAAAATTTTACAAGGTTTAGCTATTGACAATAATAAATTGTATATAACTTTTGGAGATAGAGCAGAAAATTTTCATTTGTACTGCATAGATTTAGTAACGGGAAGAATTATAGATGAAATTAATAGAGCTATAGGGCATGCTCCAGATGGAAGGTACATTAGGGGGTTTGGCGAACCCGAAGGATTATACCTTTATACAGACCCTTATTCAGGCTATAAAACTTTGCTTACTGTTATTGTAGGAGACGAGGTAGGACGAAGAAGACAAAGACTTTTTGCCTTATCAAGTAACATCGGAGTTCAAAAATTTCTTGGATTATCAGCCGAAAGTGTACAAAGGGTTCCACTAACCAGACATGATAATAAAGCAAAAAGGATTGATATAAGTAAAATTAATTCCTTAAAACAGATCATTGAGCCCGGATCATATTACTTAACAACAGCAGAAGGGAACAAAATGGATGATCACCCGATGAAAAATGTTGCTGGATGGTGGCTTTATGTATCAGGTGGTGACACTACGAGGAATCACGTATCAGGCTGTCACCAAATATTAGCAAGAAACTCAAGTGTTCACGGTACAATGTTTGTTAGAACAGTAATAGGAAATGCTAAAGGAGCTTCACCATGGTTTAAATTAGACATGAAAAAGTTATAGACTCATATAAGGAGAATAAACAAGGGCACCAAAAAAGGTGCCCTTTACATATTGCATAACATTTCCAACTCTATCATAATAAGTGTATACATATTGATGGAGGGAAAGAGGATGAATAAAACAAAAGATCTAACGTTCGCTGAGTTTATGGGACTTATTTTTATAATTATTGGGGTAATTGGTTTTATAACTATAATTACATCATTCGATCATTTGGAGTATAGCGAATTAAAAGATAGTGCATACTTACTTGATGAGGAAGAAGTGCAATTGGAAATGATGAAAGATGATCTCATGTCAACGTGGGTAGTTGGTATTGGAACATTATTAATCAATGTAGCAATAGGTGTTGTGCTAATGACAATGGGCAAGATTGTTAGGCTGTTGCAAGAAATAAGAGGTCCATTGCAAACATCGGAGCCAGAACATAAAGAATCAAATGAATAAAAATAAATCACTAGTGTCGCATTAAAATATTCATATGCGATATAAAATACAGAATTTTCTTAAACACTTTGTTTCCATAAAAAAATCCTTTATAATGGTTGGCGGTAGTAACCTATCCAAATCCAATATAAAGGACAAACACCATGGATAAGTCTACACGAAAAACATCATTTAAACAATGGTTATCACCTATAAATCAAACATTATTTAATGAACAGGTGAAAAAGTATCAACTAAATCACTATACTAAAAAGCTACATATGGATTCATTTATGTCATTGCTTCTGTATGCTCAACTTCATGAAACGGAAAGCTTACGAGCGCTTAGCGATGCTGTTTTCTCGGATGAACTACAACAGGCTACAGAGTTAGATTCCATCAGTTTCTCACAATTAGGAAGAAGATTGAATCACGTTCCGACTGCTTTTTTCCAAACGATTTTTCTGGATTTAGTCTCTGATATCCATAAGAAAACAGATTTCCAAAATCGTAGAAGAATAACAACACCATTAAAAATCATTGATTCTAGTACATTACCACTTAATTTAACGAACCATAAATGGGCTAAATTTCGCAAAACAAAGTCAGGTGTCAAACTTCATTTACGACTCGTATTTATGGAAAAAGGCCTTTCTTATTCGGATCAAGCGGTCATCACAAATGCGATTGAGCACGACCGCGGACAATTAGAAGTTTTGGTTGATGACAAAGCATGCATGTACGTTTTTGATCGTGGTTACTTAGATTATGAACGTTTTGATCGTATGACAGATGAGGGTTATTTCTTTGTTTCTCGTCTGCGAAAGAACGCTGTAGTACGAGTATTTGAAACCTTTCCACTACAAGTAAATTCAAACGTAGTGTCAGATGAAATGGTTGTCATTGGAACCACACAAAATCGTTCAGAAAATGTATTTCGCAGATTGAAATTATTGGATACAAAAGGAAATGAACTTAGCTTGTTGACGAACCGATTTGACTTAGACGCTGATGAAATTGCTGAGATTTATAAATCAAGATGGGCAATTGAGCTTTTTTTCAAATGGATGAAGCAACATTTGAGTATCAAAAAATTTTACGGTTTTAGTGAACAAACAGTCCAAAATCAAGTGTATCTTGCGATGATCGTATATTGTCTGAATGTACTGGCTCAACTGAACACAAATAGTGAGCGAAGTTATTTACAAATTAGTCGTTATTTAAAGGAAGCGTTATGGAAACCATCCTATATTTGGATTCGAAAAATCAAAGGAAAGAGCGTTCCGTAAAGCTTTTAAAGAAACTGTTGCACTAGCCACTAGCTATAGTAAAAAAATGGATGTTTACTACCTTCACTTTGGTATTTTAACTTTTTTCATTTTATATCTAAGAATATAATCCGAATATTCATTTAACATTTATGCGACGCTAGTGACTAGTCTCGAAAAATATAAAAGCGAATTAAATGAAAACTTACATCGTTTTTCTCTATACGAGCAGAAAAAGCATGAAGTATATGCTGAATACTATTCTTTATTAATGTATGCACAATCAGAGGTAACGGAAAGAATAAGAAGCCGACCAGAATATCGTTTTATGACAGAAGCTCAGGTTAGAGAAAGCTTAGGTAATTTAGGCTTGTCTGATGAAGAAGTTAATATTGGTATAGGATATTGGAAAGAGGTGAAGAAAGGTGACCAAAAGCAATTCAATTCTTTTTTAGAAAGAATTGACTATAACTTTGCGGATAGTAAAAATAATCAAGCTAATAATTATTTATTATTAAACGAATTGTATTTTTCAGAAACAGTATTAAGCAAGGCGAAAGGTTTGCAAAAGTCAATATTTGAAATACTAGTTTACAAAGATCCTTCCTTAAAACATAGTAGCATTGGTGAAGAAATCAAAGAAGGAAGGTTAGTTATACAGAAGGCTAGAGATAAAATTGAAAAAGGAGTTCCTGAGTTAAAAGAAATGATGAAAAAAGAGTTGAAAGAGGGTTAAATATTAAAGCATCTTAAACGAGGTGCTTTTTTAATACCAAAAAACAGGAGGTACATGATGGTAGACATGATTATTAATATGGCAAAAACAACAACGGCAGTCGCATCTGTCGTTTTTGCATTTTTATATGGAGGTTGGACAGTGTCGCTAATAGCTTTAGTAGTATTTGTCGTATTGGACTATATAACAGGTATAGCAGCTAGTGCTTATGAGGGTAAGTTATCAAGCAGGGTAGGATTTTGGGGTATTGGAAAAAAGGTATTTATCTTTGCCATGGTTGCCACAGCACATGTTATTGATCTATTGCTGATTGATGCAACGGATATTGATGCTTTTGTCATGACGGCCACGATTTACTTTTACATTGTAAATGAGTTGGTCTCAATCCTTGAAAATGCAGGTAGATTAAGCTTGCCTATTCCAAGCCCAATACGTAAGGCAATTAATATTTTTCAAGGTAGATTTAAGGATTACGATGATGATCAGTTAAAAGAGAAAAACATTGATTAAGGCGCTCATTCGTGGGTGCCTTTTTTATATAAAAATAAAGGAGAGATCAATATGGTTAAAAAAGTAGCATGGGGAGCTGGACATGGAATAAATACACCGGGTAAAAGGAGTCCGGAAGGCGAAAGAGAGTGGTCATTCAATGACGTTGTGGTCACAGAAGGAATAGCATATTTAGAAAACAATTATGATGATGTTGAGGTTTTACGTCTTGATGACCCAACAGGCAAACGTGACGTACCATTGCAAGAGCGTACAAATAAAGCAAATGCTTACGATGCTGATGTTTACGTTTCTACGCATCATAATGCCAATACAGGTAAATGGGGTTCTTGGACGGGCACAGAAACGTATACGTATTTAGGCAACCATCCAAGCACTGAGCAACTTGCCAGTAAAGTGCATAAACGTATCGTTAACGCTTATGGTTTAAGAGATAGAGGATTGAAAAAGGCTGACTTTCATGTGCTTCGTGAAACAAAAATGGACGCCATTTTAACAGAAGGGGGCTACATGGATTCAATTATTGACATTAAGAAGTTACGTGATGACGAAGTATTGAAAAAAGCTGGACGGGCTATAGCTGATGGTATTGCTGATTTTCTTAATTTAGAGCTTAAAAAAGGTGGCTCTAAACCAAGTAAACCAGCACCTGAGCCTAAACCATCTAAAAAATATAAAAGTGTTGTTGATTATATGAAAGATCATAAGATGGATGCTAGTTTTAACAACCGTAAAAGATTAGCTGAAAAGTACGGCATTAAAAATTATCGTGGTACAGCTAGCCAAAACGTTACGTTGTTAAATAAATTGCAGGGTCGATTTGTTAAATCTACCGCATCCAGCAAGCCAAAACCAAAATCTTTTAAAGTAGGACAAACAGTAACTGTCAAAAAATCAGCAAGCAGTTTGCGACAGGGGAGTCGATTGCAAGCTTTGTTAAGGGTAATAGCTATAAGGTTAAACAGGTTAAATCGGATCGTGTACTGCTCGATGGTATTATGTCTTGGGTGCGTAAAAAAGACGTGTATTGATATTAAAAATCTTCTCTTGGCTGGAAATATGTAAAAGGAACTGGCAACCACTATGTTAGTTCCTTTTTTGATTAATCTTATGTAAATTTTCGTAGTGAATTTCGGGGGAAATAGAGGTTTTTACACATATTTGTCAAATATTGTTATATAGAACCAAATATTAAAAAAAGAAGGGAATGTAATAATTGAAGAAACGGTTTTTGATAATCATCTCATTTTTAGTTTTTGGAATCTTAGTTTTTTCTGCCCCAAAAGTAGATGCATCAACGGAACGTCTCACTATTCCACATCGATTTAATACTTATGAGTCGCCATCATTTCTTTCAGTAAAAGTTAGTACCTTCGGAGCGCAAACTGTTACAGTATATGAAAAGAAAGGGAATTATTGGTATTTAATAAAAACTAAATATGGAAAAAAATGGACTTACTATAATCCAAACTTAAAAGATAGAAAAATTAATACTAGGTTTATAGGATATGAAAAACCATCTTTTGAATCAAAACGGGTTACTGGGTTTAAACCAACTACTGTTAAAGTAATTGGAAAATATAGTGATCATTGGTATCTAATCGAATCAACAAATCATGGGAATGTTTGGGTCTACCATGATCCAGATTGGAAAATTACCAAAAAAGATAGATTTTACACTTTTAACAGCGCTTCATTTAATGATGAGATGGTCTCGAGTTTTGCGCCACAGACAGTAAATGTCATTGGTAAAAGTGGAAATCATTGGTATGCTATTCATACTCAAAATTTTGGAGAAGTATGGATGTATCATGACCCAAATTGGAAGAAAAGTTTTAAAAACAGGTTTCAAACTTTTGACAAGCCGAACTTCTACTCAAAAAGAGTAACTAGTTTTGCGCCGCAAACTGTTAAAGTGCTTAATAGGGTAGGGGATTGGTATCAAATAAAGACATCTAAATTTGGAAAGGTATGGGTGTACGGTGAATCTAATTGGACATACAAAATGAAGGATAGATTAACTGGTTATAAATCGTATTCATTCAACTCCAAAAAAGTTTCTAGCTTTGCCCCTCAAACAGTAAATGTTTTAAACAGAGTAGGGGACTGGTATGAAATAAAGACAGGAAAGTTTGGTAATGTTTGGATTAATCCCAAAGAAGTTGATTTAAAACCTGATTGGGCTATTCCGTTAAATAGTAAAAGCTATATTGTTACTTCAAAATATGGTTATAGATCAAGCGGATTTCATCATGGTATAGATTTAGCTCAGAATGGTACTGTAAAAGTATTAGCTGCAGCTGATGGTACAGTGTCTCGATCAGATAGGTCGCCAAGTTACGGCGAAGTTGTTTTTATTAGGCATAGCGTAGGAGGAAAAACTTACGAAACTGTTTATGCTCATATGAGAAGTGGATCTAGACAGGTATCAGTAGGAACTAAAGTAAGGCAAGGTCAATTTATTGGTTATATGGGAAGTACTGGAGATAGTAATGGACAGCATTTACATTTTGAAGTTCATCAACCTCGATGGAATGGTTCTAAAAGTTACTCCATAAACCCAGAGAAGTTTATTGATTTTTAGATTAGATTTTCAGCCCTCACTCCGAGGGCTTTTTCTTTTCTAACAAAACCACCTCCTGTAACAATAATCGAAATAAGTTACGGGGAGGTGGCATTTTTTTATTTTCCATAAACAATTCCATATATTTCATGCTTTTAGTATAATGCAACTGAAGGGGTTACATTGAAATGATTACCAATGGGGATAGGAGGAGATGTTCATTAAGGCGCTTTATGTAAGCGACCTTCATAGCTATATTGACAAAACCATATCGCAGCTAGAACAAATACATACACAAGTAAAAAACATCCAGAAAAGCATAGAGGGTATTATAGCTTTGGAGGATGCGTTTAAAGGGAAAACGGCTAACTCTATTCGAACCTTCTATCAAGAGGTACACATGCCATTTCTGTTGTTCCTAGAAGGTTTTATTACGAATTACTCCGATACTTTACAGGAAATGAAAAAGTCGGTTCAAGACATGGAACCAAACAAAGATGGGGTTATTCGCGAGGATTTTCTTTCTCAAGATGTGCAACGAAGTTTTGAACGAATGGAACAGATTACTATGGCGTTAACGGATGAGGCAAATGCCGTTCTTCACTCGGTCAAAGATATTGTTAACGTTCCGAATATAGACGATGGCGAGTTTCTTGATAAAGTACAACATGCAAAAAAGCTGAACCGTCAGACGATAGAGAAGCTCCACGCTTTTGACCGCCACAATACAGCTAAGCTAGACCCCATAGAACAAGATATTCGCATGATGAAGAATTATATTAGTCAAATCCGTGAGTTAGGAAACAATGGGAAGATACGTATTGGCAGCTACCAAGCAAGGCAACTAGATGATCAAAAGTTTCACAAAGAACTTGTAGCTGGTATTGAGAATAAGGCTGTTAGAAACGCAATTGGGCTTGAGGCGGTTCTTGGCGAAGCAGGTAAGCTTCTACTCTCTAGGTATACCCGATTTGCAGCTATTCCGATTCAGTATTTACAGAAACATTTTGGATTAAAAACCATGGATTATAGTTATCGGGCTATGCATGCAGCTGTAGCAGCATCAGGTGACCGTTTAACTACAGGAGAATTTTCTACCATTGAACACCAAGTAATTTCCGCAGTAGAGGTCTCGGACTATAAAAAAGTGAGACAGGGAACTTACTATACATTGGTGGATGGTAGAATCGTAAGAAAATATCAATCCGAATCTGGAAGTGTAGAATATGAATTAGTGGATACGATTCCTGCCGATCGACACAAGCCAAAAGAGCCGGAAAAGAGCTGGGTGGAAAAAGCTACTGAAGGGATTGTCAAAGCAGGTTTACACGTAGGATTAGCAGGATATAAGACCGGAAAAGCTGGCTTAAAACTTTCCAAAGAGGCTTTAGATTTCGTTGTGTTGGATGATGTGAATACGGTTCTTGATTCAGAAGCCTCTGTGGGGGAAAGAATATGGGCGGGAGCTTCTATTCTTCCAGTGGGAAAACCTTTAAAACTGATTAAAGCTGGCGGAGTTATTAAATTTGCGGATAAAGGTAAGCATACAGCGAAGAAGGTTAAGGATCTAGATAATGCTTTTGTAAACAAAAACAATAATTTATATAGAGGGGATAGTTTACTTTACTCTCCAACAAGACAAAACGGGATTAAAAAGCCTCACATCACAAATACCGGAAATTTGGTTCCAGCTAATAAGGATGGTCTATATAAAGAAAGGCAAGTTACTGTTACAGAGCATATACTCGGAGGCTATAGAAGAGGCGCTAAGTCTAATAGCCCTTATACTAGCTTTACCAATAACAAAAATGTAGTTGGCAATTATGGTGGAAGCACTGTTGAATTAGATATTTCTGCCCTAAGAAAAAATATAAGATCAGGAAATGTAAAAGATGTAGCTATACTATCACCAAAACAAATTGAAAAGTTAATAGAAAGAGATAATTATACGTCTGATTTTTGGAAGAGAAGAGCTGTAAACTGGACGAAAAGGGATAAAGAATATTTAATTAAAGGTGAAATTCCTGGTCAGTTTATTAAGGTTTCGTCAAAGGAGTGAAAAATTTTGAAACTATATTTTTCAAACGAATGCTTAGGGGAAATTAAAAACGTAAATGCTGAGGGTATGTGGGCAAATGGAAATATAATACCCAATAAGAATATTGAAAAATTCAAGGCTTTTTTTGCCGCAATTGTTGATGAAGAAAATGAGTTAGTAGAAGCAAATTTTAATAAAGAATGGTTAGATGATAATAATTGGTATATAATAGATAACCAAAAAGAAAAAAAAGGAATAGTTATACCGGCGGTTTATCCAGATGGGGATATTTACTGGAGATGGAGATAAAACTTCAAGCCTTCAACCATTTAAGGAAGCACCTACTTATTCTGTAGGTGCTTTTCGTTATGTCTTTAAATGCAAAAGGAGATCCGATTGCTGATTTATATGAGGATATTGCAGCGGAAGAGAAAGCAAGGGCGACATACCAATGGATTATTGATATGTCTGATGATCCCGATTTAAATGATAGTTTGAAGTTTTTACGGGAAAGAGAAGTTGTTCACTCGCAACGTTTCAGAGAAGCTGTAGAAATATTAAAGGAAGATAGGGATGCGAAGAAATTTTTTTAA